AGGGCTGCTTCCTCCTTACTCATGAGCAGATCCTCGCTGCCAAGGACTCGTGCTACAGTCGGGCACAAGTCTATCTCGCCCAACAGTGGTTCTATGGGTCCACGGGCCTAGAGGATCGAATCACGGATCTTTTGTCCTGGCAGGAACTGTGTCTGATACGCTACGGGAACCCAGGTTACGAGATTCTCAAGAATACCGAGTCCCTCTCCAAGGCATACCTGTCTGTGGCGAGCGGCGATGTCTTGGCTGAGAACGGCCCATACCCTAGGATGCTCTCGAAGGTCCGTGAGAAAGAGAAAAGCCTCGGCAATGATCTTGTTCCTCTCGCCAACGAATTTGACAAGATCCTTCGTCGGTGCTCATCGGTTCAAGAGGTCGTAGAGCTGTTTGGGCTTCAGAAGTTGACAGGGCACCCGCTCATTGACCCGATCGCCGGAGGACTCTCGGCTGCCACGGAAGCTAGGTCGCCGGACAAGACTGATCTACAGTCTGCTCGCAGGCTGAGGAACAATGTCTGTCGTCTGTATCTCGAGGCGTACGTCCGAAAGCATGGACGATGGCCCCCCTTACGTCTCGGTCGAAGGAACACCGTGCTCAAGTCGCTTTACACAGCCCAGTTCCACTCGCTGACTGCATCATCATATCCGCTGGATGACTGGGATGATGCGAGATTCCTCCCTCACCAGGAGTTCAACTACTATGAGAATTACCTCGATCTAGTGGATGACAAGGCGATCTCATTCTATCGATCGGACGTACGCTGCACATGGGATATGGCGTACAAGCCAAAATCCCATCGAAGGCTGCTCTTGGAGATGATCTCTAGGAAGAAAACGTCGATCAGAGAGATCGTGACACAGGTTGCTGCAGGAAACATTCCATTCGACTGGCTTATTGTGTCGTTGTACCCGAAGGAGAGGGAGTTCAAACTTGCGGCCAGGATGTTCAGTATGATGGTCTTCGAGATGAGACTATTCTTCAACACATTGGAGGCGAACCTCGCCGAGACAATCTTTCCTTATCTGCCACAGCAGACGATGACCAAGGATAGACTCGCGGTCCAGAGGATGTTCTTAGCCATAACGGCGCCACTTAGCAATCCAAACGTGGTGAGACTGTTTGAGGAGATTGATCTGACGAGGTGGAATCTGAGGTGGAGAGAGCTGACCGTCCATATGGTAGGCGATGATCTGGACGATATCTTTGGAGCTCCTGGCACATACACCACTGTCCATCGCTTCTTCCAGCGGGCGCTGATTGTTGTCCGGGTGGCTGGGCTACGACCCGAAGGTGTCGAGTCCGCCAACCCACCAGAATCTGACCTTCTCTGGTACAACCATCTGGGTGGCTTCGAGGGTATTGCCCAGAAACACTGGACTCTATGTACATATGCGATGATCGATCTTGCACTGCAGGAGCTACCTGTCTCATACACACTCTACGGTCAAGGTGACAATCAGGTGGTGTCTATAAGAGCGAACAGGGACCAGTCCTTAACGTTGGAGGATCAGCTCTTAAGACTGAGGGACACAGTCACCAGCCGTGTCGAAAGAGAATGTGGTCGGGTCAATCAAGAAGTCAAGCCGGAAGAGTGCTTGGAATCGACAAGTGTGTTGACATATTCCAAGGATGTATTTGTCA